GAGGGGATTCTTTGACAAGTTTTCAAATCTGCCTTTCTGGTACCAGAGCTTGTTTATCGGCGTGGTCGCCTCGATATACGGACTCAAGGGCGCAGATATTTTTAAGAAAAAGTAATTTGACTTAATCATACATCGGGGGAAAAAATGGGGGACAATAAACCCAAGAACCCGCTTGACGTGTTCTGGGAGCAACTAGGAGATAAGGAGAAAAAATATGTCCGAAGCTACAGATCCAATAAACGTGATCTACAAGATACAGAGAGAAATGAAAACTCAACTGGAGAGTCTAGTACAGACTCTAGCAAACGGGGGAGTTGACAGTATGGAAGAATACAAATATATAATAGGTAAGATCCACGGGATCGATATGATATCTCAGGAACTCTCTAACCTGCTAGAACCAAAGGAGCCAAATAACGATGACAACATCACACGCATTAGAAGCTAAATACGAAAAACAAGACGAAGAAGCTACAAATAAACCTAGCCAAACAAATTTAGAAAAATTACCTGACCCAACGGGTTGGCGTATACTTGTTATGCCTTTTCAAGTTAAAGAAGAAACAAAGGGTGGAATTATTATTGCACAAGAAACACTAGATAGAGCACGAGCAGCTGTACAAGTTGGTTATGTTCTAAAAAAAGGTCCTCTGTGTTATGCAGATAAAGAACGATATCCAACGGGACCGTGGTGCAAAGAAAAAGATTGGGTGATTTTTGCAAGATATGCAGGATCACGCATGCAAATAGATGGTGGAGAAATAAGAATGTTAAACGATGATGAGATACTTGGGACAATAGGGGATCCTAAAGATCTTATTCACGCAATGTAATCATAGGAGGATTTACTATGCAAGAAGACGATTTAAAAATCGACGTTGGTGAAGCTGATGAACAAGAGACAGAAATAGATCTTGAAGCTGCACCACAAGAAGACCAACCAGAGGAGAAACCAGAAATAGAAATTGCTGAGGCTCCTGGTACAACACACGCAGAAACAGAAGAACTAAAGACAGAACAAAAAGAAGAGATGTCTGAGTATTCTGAAAGTGTAAAAAAGAGAATAGCAAAACTTACGCATAAAATGCGTGAAGCTGAGAGGCAAAAAGAAGAAGCTATTGAATATGCAAAAAATCAAAAAACCTCTGCAGATAAATATCGCAGAAAGTATGAAGCGTTAGATGGTGACTACACAAAAGAATTTGAGAAGAGAGTTACATCTGGTACAGAAGCTATAAAAACAAAATTAGCTCAAGCTATTGCATCGGGTGATGTAAACGCTCAAGTTGCAGCGCAAACTGAGTTAGCACAATTATCAATGGACGCTAGTAGGTTGGCTAGAATTAAAGATATCGACAAGACTCCGTCTATATCTCCAGAACCAGCTGTATCACAAGAAAAGGCTTCACCACCACAACCACTGAGACAACCTGATCCTAAAGCAGACGCTTGGGCACAGAAAAACCCGTGGTTTGGTACTGATAATGCAATGACTTACACTGCTTTTGACATACACAAGCAACTTGTAGAACAAGAAGGTTATGATGGTCAATCTGATGAATATTATGCAGAAGTTGATAAACGAATAAGACTTGAATTCCCACACAAATTTGATACAAATAAGGGAACTACAGCTGAACCAGTTCAGACTGTTGCTAGTGCCAACCGTCCGGCCGCAAAAGGACGCAGAAAAACTGTGAAGCTCACACCATCACAGGTAGCTATTTCTAAACGATTAGGTGTGCCGCTAGAAGAATATGCGAAACAATTAGCCGCGAAGGAGGTATAAGCATATGGAAAAGAAAACGAACGATAAAACTTCCCGCGCGAGTCAAACTCGGGCTAAACAAGAAAAGCCTAAAGTATGGACTCCACCATCAGCACTAGATGCACCGCCTGCACCAGATGGATATAGGCACAGATGGATTAGAGCCGAGAGTATGGGTCAAGATGATTCAAAAAATATTTCCGGTAAAACTCGATCTGGTTGGGAATTTGTCAGAGCTGACGAATATCCTAACGATGACTACCCGTCAGTAGATTCAGGTAAGTATGCAGGTGTTATAGGAGTTGGTGGCCTTGTGCTGGCAAGGATACCCGAAGAGCTCGCTCAACAACGAGAGGCATATTATAATCAAATGACTGCCGATCGTAATGAAGCTTTAGATAACGATGTCTTGAAGGAACAGCACCCAAGTATGCCGATCAACCAAGATCGACAGACTCGTGTAACTTTTGGTGGTACAAAGAAATAGCATTTGATATTTCGACCACTGATATAAACAACAACCTTTAAGGAGGAAAACAATATGGCAAACTTAAATGCCCCTTTTGGTTTGAATCCGGTTGGAAGTATCAGCGGAGGAGCTAACCAAAAACTCAATGAGTACAAAATTGCATCTAACGAAACTAATGCAATTTTCCAGGGCGACATGGTACAACCAGACTCTGGCAACATCCAGCAAGCTGGAACAGGTACGACTAACATTGGTGTTTTTTGGGGTTGTAAATTCGATGACGCAACAACTAACAAACCAACTTTTAAAAACCAGTCTGTAGCAGGCGGAAACGGGGCTGTAGCTGACGCATTTGTTTATGATGATCCACACCAAGTATTTGAAGTACAAGGTGACGGCGCATCTGCACAAACTGACGTTATGCAAACAGCAGACGTAGTCGTGGGCACAGGCTCAACAGCAACGGGTGTAAGTGGAATGACGCTTGACTCTGCAGGACCAGCCGGTATTGGCGCTGGTGCTAACCTAATGATTATCGGTTTTTCTAATAAAGAAGGCCGATCAGAAATTGGTTCAGACAATGCAGTTTACAACGTTTTAATCAACGAACACTTGTACGCATAATAGCAGGAGGACATAAATAATGGCTATATCAAGACAACAACTAGCTAAAGAGCTAGAGCCAGGTCTGAATGCTTTATTCGGACTTGAGTATAAAAACTACGAGAACCAACACGCAGAAATCTTTGATACAGAAAATTCTGATCGAGCATTCGAGGAAGAAGTAATGTTATCAGGATTCGACAAAGCTAACGTGAAGGCTGAAGGTTCAGCAGTTGCTTATGACAACGCGCAAGAGACTTTCACTGCAAGATATCAACACGAGACAATTGCTCTCGCGTTTGCAATCACTGAAGAAGCGATTGAAGATAACTTGTATGACAAGATCTCTACTCGTTATACAAAAGCACTAGCTAGATCTATGGCTCAAACTAAGCAAGTCAAAGCTGCTACAATTCTAGACAACGCATTTACTGCGGGCGCATCTGCAGGTGGAGACGGTAAAGCTCTTTTAGCTACTGACCACCCAACAATCGCTGGAACTTTCTCTAACGAGTTAGCAACATCTGCTGACCTTAGTGAAACTTCACTAGAACAAGCTTGCATTGACATCGCTAAGATGACTGACGAGCGTGGCTTAAAAATTGCAGCGAAAGGGCAGAAGTTAATCATTCACTCTTCACAGCAATTTATAGCTGAGAGAATCATGAAATCTGCAAACAGAGTTGGAACAGCTGACAATGACATCAACGCATTGGCATCTAAAGGAATGATCCCACAAGGATATGTGGTAAACAACTTCCTATCTGATGATGACGCGTTCTTCATTAAGACTGATGTTCCTAACGGTCTGAAACACATGGTTCGTGCGCCAATCAAAACTGCCATGGAAGGCGATTTTGAAACTGGTAACGTTAGATATAAAGCTAGGGAAAGATACAGCTTCGGCTTCTCTGATCCTAGAGGTCTATTCGGATCACCAGGCGCGTAATCGTAAGGTTACAAACCAATTTAGAGGGCGGCTTCGGCCGCCCTTTTTATTTGCAAATAACATATTAAAAGTTTATAGTCACAATACTGCGATAAAATAGTTAATATAGACGCGCGCAGTCGACGGCCTAGAGACTATATTAACAGAAACTAGGAGGATTATATCATGGCTAAAACTACTTTTTCAGGTCCAGTACTAGAGGGTAAAGAAGGTGTAAATATTGAAACTAAAACTTCAAGCGCCACTCTCACTACTGCAGACTCAGGGAAAACTTTTGTAAGTGCAACTGATGGAGTTGTATTTACTTTACCGGCAATTGCTACTGGAGCTGTTTTCAAATTTGTAAACGCTGCAGAAGACGGCACTAATACATTAACTATCAGTCCAAATGCTTCTGACGGAATCCAGTACGCTGGTTCTGCAACAGATGATAAAGATTTAATCAACACAAAAGCTACCTCTAAACAAGGTGACTTTGTTGTAATTGCATCTTTAGATAGCACAGCTAACTGGTCAGTTACTTCAGTTAGAGGCGTTTTTGCTAAAGAATCGTAAGATTAATTAATGTGGGGCTTCGGCCCCACAAATTTAGGAGGAAAATATTATGGCAGGTGGTGGATCATTCACATCAGACCAAAGAACAGCACACGCAATAGCTGATGGACAATTAGTAACTGGACCTTGTAGAGTTACATCTATCCAAGCAAAAGGCAATAATGCCAACTGTAGTGTTATACTTTATGACAATACTTCTGCAGCAGGCACAGCACATACTTTCTTGTTTGGAGAAGAAGGACTGCAAATCTTTATTCCTGGAAGTGGAATAAGATTTAAAACAGGAGTCTTTTTAGATTTAACTAATACTGGTGGCGTTACAGTAACGTTCAACTAGGAGGTTAGATGGCAACATCAGGTACAACTACTTTTGAAAGTGGTTTCTTAATCGACGACGTTATACAAGAAGCCTATGATAGAGTTGGAATTAAATCAGTAAGTGGTTATCAATTAAAATCAGCAAGACGTTCTTTAAATATAATGTTCCAAGAATGGGCCAATAGAGGTCTACATTATTGGGAAATAGACAAGACAAATGTTGATTTAGTTGAGGGTCAAGCAGAATACAAATTTTTCAGAAGCTCTGACGATGGCACAAGTGCAACTACAGCACCTACAAATGGTATATATGGTGTTGATGATATTTTAGAAGCAGCATTAAGAAACAATAGAGCTACAACAAATCAAAGTGATTCTGCTCTTACAAAAATAAACAGATCTACATATTCTGGTTTGTCTAACAAACTATCAAAAGGAGCTCCTTCACAATATTATGTGCAAAGATTTATAGATCACACATTATTAACCGTATACCCAACACCAGATACGACTAATGCAGCCAAAGATCTTGCAATTTATTTTGTGAAAAGAATACAAGATGCTGGTTCGTACAGTAATACAGCAGACGTGCCTTACAGATTTATGCCATGCATGGTAGCAGGTTTGTCTTACTATTTATCACAAAAAAATAGTCCACAGTTGGTACAACAAATGAAGCTGTTGTATGAAGACGAATTGCAAAGAGCGTTAGCAGAGGATGGCTCATCTTCTAGTACGTTCATAACTCCACAGGCGTATTATCCAAATGTCTAATTTTGCTACAGGTAAAAAATCAAAAGCCATATCTGACAGAAGCGGCATGCAATTTCCATATACAGAAATGCGTAGAGAGTGGAATGGGTCACTAGTTCATGAGTCTGAGTTTGAACAAAAACATCCACAACTAGAACCAAAAGTACAAAAAGGTGACTCACAGGGTTTGCAAAATGCAAGACCAGACAGAGTAGAACCACCAGTTCCACACTTACTAAATAAAAATGCTTTTAGTTCAGGAATTAGAGATTCTATAATTGTAAATGTAAATGATCCTGGTCATGGTTTTGTTAATGGAGATGTTGTAAGATTTAGAGATGCAGCGGCAAAGTTTCCTGAGTATCCACAAGTGTCACGACTTACAGCGGGTAATGTAAATGTTGCACAAGGACACATTGTAACAAAAATAGATAATGATAATTTTTCTTTTAGTCCTAACGATACTCTAGATAAATTTTTAACAGATAATTGCAATCCTGGAACAACAACAGTTTATGTAGATTTAGATGGAACTTTAGCTGAGTATTATCAAGCCGTGGCTACCTATGCAACAAATGTTGGTTTATTAGACTCTGGGGGTGATTGGTACAACATGTCACCAGCTATTGAACAAGCGGCTATTGCAGCTGCACCGTCAAGTTATTTCCAAAACCTAGGCAAGAGAGCTGAAGCAGATGCTTTAATAGATTTAGTTATAGCTAAAAATGGAACATGGGAAGTTTTGTCGTCAACTACATCTACTTCTATAACAAACCAAAAGAATGCATGGGTCACAGCAAATTTTGGAACTATTGGATCAGGTGTTGGCAGAGCTCCTGCAGCAACAAATTATACTACAAACTTTAATAAAGGACCTTATGGTGGGGCAAATAAAATATTGATTGATGATAGAACTGATTATATTGATCAGTTTGTGGCCGCTGGAGGTAAAGGCTTTAAATACTATGAAAGTGGTGGTATATTAAGATTTGGAGGGGACAGGGCATCAGTTGGACCTGTTACAATATTAGCATGACAACATACGCAGAATTAGTAACACAGATTAGGGATTACACAGAAACAGACAATCAGGTTTTAACTGATACTATTATTAATGATTTTATAGAACATGCTGAATATAGAATATTTAGGTCTATTGAATTAAATAATGACAATGTTTATGTAAACGGTAATACCGCATCTGGTAACAGGTTTGTAAAATTACCAGGTAACGACGCTACTGATCCCAGCGCACCACAACTGGACGACATTGCAACCATTAGATATGTAACAATTTATACAGATTCTGGCACAAAACAGAGACATGATCTGGTTCGAGTGGATCAAGATTTTATGAGTGAGTATTATGATACTCCAGAGGTAGCTTCAACTGCTATACCTAGATATTATGCCAACTGGGATATGGGCACAATAGTCGTTGCACCTACTCCCAATGCAGTGTATAAATTTGAGATAGGTATTACGAAAAAACCAACAGGCTTATCAAGTAGTAATACCAAAACATGGGTCAGCGTAAATGCTCCTAATGTTTTATTGTATGCCTGCTTATGTGAAGCGTTTAAGTTCTTGAAAGCGCCGAACGACCAACAAGTGTATGAAGCTTCTTATCAAGAGGCTATACAATCACTTGCACAAGAACAATTAGGTAAGAAACGAAGAGATGAATATAGGGACGGAAGTTTACGTGTTCCTATACCATCTTCAAACCCTTAATAGGAGAATATTATGGCAATATCACAAGCAGTTTGTAGTGTGTTTAAAAGAGAGCTACTAAAAGGAAATCATGACTTTGATGGCACAGGAAGTGTCGCTTATTACATTGCGCTATATACTTCTTCAGCAAACTTAGGAGCCGCAACTACTGCATACTCATCTTCAAACGAGGTAACAAATTCATCAGGAGCTGCTTACTCAGCAGGAGGTAAAGTTTTAACTTCTCCAACTGTTACATTATCTGGTACGACAGCGTTTGTTGACTTTGCAGATGTGTCTTGGACGAGTGCATCATTTACTGCAAACGGTGCTTTGATTTACAGACAAGACGGTGGTGCTCCAACTGATGATGCTGTTGTTGTGTTAGCGTTTGGTGGTGACTTTACAGCTTCTAACGGTACATTTACAATTCAATTCCCAGCAGCTGGTGGTGGATCAGAGATAATTCGTTTAGGATAGGAGCCACAATATGGTTGCTATTAATGATAGAGTCAAAGAGACGACCACAACTACAGGACAAGGCACTGTAGACTTAGGTGGTGCTAAAACAGGTTTTGAGACTTTTGTTGAAAGAATAGGAAACGGTAATCAAACTTATTATTGTATTGCAGCAGAAGGTGGTGCAGAATTTGAAGTAGGAATAGGAACGGTTACAAGTGGTACACCAGACACTCTTTCTAGAGATACAGTTTTATCAAACTCAGATAACAACACAAATAAAGTAACTTTTAGTGCAGGCACAAAAGAAGTGTTTTGTACACTTCCTGCATCTAAAGCTATATTAGAAGATTCTGCTAACAACATGAATGTTGCTGGTAGCATTGTTGTTGGTGGCACAGTTGATGGTGTAGATATTGCAACTAGAGATGGAGTCTTGACAGCCACTGCTACAACAGCAAATGCAGCTTTACCAAAAGCTGGTGGCACTATGACAGGTAACCTAGTTTTAAATGGTGCTAACATCACTATGTCAGGTACAGAAACTGTTGACGGCGTAGATATTTCTGCAAGGGACGCTATATTAACTTCTACAACTACGACTGCAACAAATGCAAATACTACAGCCAATGCCGCTTTACCAAAAGCTGGCGGTACCATGACTGGCAATTTGATCCTTGGCGATGATATTAAAATAAGACTTGGTGACGGAAACGATTTTGAAATCTTTCACGATTCATCGGA